ACTCAGATAAAGCAGATATGATAAAGTTCTTAGTTGATAGTGCTAAAGGCATTAATACTTCTAAGATTAACAAGGAGGTAAGTCCTATGACAGAAGATACAACAGTTCTCGATGCTCCAGTAGTAGAAGAGACAACAAAAGTATCAGCAGAGGTCACTCCAGAGGCACAACCAACAGAAGCAGTAGAAAAAGTCCTAGAAGCAGAAGCACCAGTTGCTGAAGCAGAAAAGTCTGATTCTATTGTAGAAGATAGTGCTACATCTTCAACAGAAGATGCAATTCAGAATCTAGAAGCACCAGTAGCAGAAAATGCTGCAAAGGCTGATGAAGTAATCGCAAATGCAATTACTGAAATTAAAGATTCTGTTACTAATGCCTTTGGCGATCTAACAGCAACACTTAAATCACTTAGTGATGAAGTTGCTAACATAAAGAAATCTCTTGATGCCACAACAACTGATGTAAATCAAATCAAGGGTACCTTTAATGAAATTGGAAAGAGAGTTGATTCCGTAGAAAAGGACACCGCTTTCCGCAAGTCTGGCGATCTAGGCGAGATCGTGCAGGAATTGGATTCATCTCCAGTTCAAAAATCCCTATGGGGCGGACGTTTCCTCAAATTCTCCGACCTATACAACTAACATAAAAATCACTAGGAGGTGAACAATATGTCAGAAGATATCGTAAAAAACTATCCAGGAACTACCCTTGGCCACGGCCATGACGGAACAGGTGCAGTAGCATCTGGTTCTACAGCAGACGCAGCAGCCATCGTAAGTGGTCGTGACGGCGTTCTAGGTAACATTACTGGAGCAAATTACGGAACATCAGGTGCCAACGCAGTTAACCCTGTCGGTACTGCAGGTGGTATTCTATTGCCTGAACAAGCACGTCGCTTCATTGATTATGTGTGGGATGCTACAGTTCTCGCTAAAGATGGACGTAGAGTTACAATGCGAGCAAACACAATGGAACTTGAAAAAGTTAACGTTGGTGAGCGTGTAATTCGTGCAGCAGCACAAGCAGACCCTACATTTACAAATGCAGGCGCAACTTTCTCAAAGGTTGAATTGACTACAAAGAAGATTCGTCTGGACTGGGAAGTATCAACAGAAGCACTAGAAGATAACGTAGAAGGTGGCGCTCTTGAAGACCATCTCGTACGTTTGATGACAAGTGCTTTTGCTAACGACATTGAAGATCTTGCAATTAATGGTACAGGAACTGGTAACAATGCTTTCCTTAACATTATGGAAGGCTTCGTTTCAAAGGTACAGGGCGGAGACTCACATGAGTCAATGGTCACTGTAGCAGATAACGCATGGACAACAGAGATTATGCAAAACATTATTCTCGCAATGCCACGCAAGTATCGTGCAATCAAGAACAATCTTAAGTTCTATGCAGGCACAGATGCATTCCAAGGTATCGTAAAGAACAACGGAACACTCGCTGATGCAATCGCAGAAGCATTTGCTGGTACACCAGCAGGTACTCCACAAAACCGTCAAGCATATCTTGATGGCGGAGCACAGACATTCGGCGGAGCACGTACAACTCGTGTTCTCGGTGTTGAAGTTCAGGAAGTTCCTTACTACCCTGCAGGTTATATTGACTTGACATTCCCACAGAACCGTGTATGGGGATTCCAGCGTGATATCACTGTAAACCGTTTCTACCAGCCAAAGAAGGACACAATTGAATACACAGTATTCGTCCGCTTCGGTCTTCAGTGGGAAGAACTTGACGCAGTTGCATTCGCAACAGCAGCAAACAATTCATAATCACTGAAATACTTAATAGGGAGGGTAGCGTAAAAACTACCCTCCTTATTTTCTTTTAGGAGTAAATATGTCATATCCAGGAATACCAGTAGATCATAGCCACAATGGAGAAGGCGCAATTGTTACATTAGGAACTCCAGGCGTTATTATTATGGGATCTAGCGGCTTGCAAGTTAATACATTAGGAACTTCAGGAGCGACTCTTGGAGAAACATCGGGACCAAATGCTGTCAACCCATCAGGGGTACAGAGCGGAATTCGTTTACCAATGCAAAATAATTTTAGTAGAGGTAGACGACGCTAATTCTGGTATAATGACATAGGAGGAATAAATGTCTATTATTGAAGATTTGTCTAAAAAGACTGTTATGGAGATAAAGTCTTATGCAAAAAAGAACAATATTGATTTGTTTGGGGCAACAACAAAGCTAAATATGCTTGAGGTGATTGCTAGCTGGACTCCAAGAGAAGAGCCAGTAGAGTCTAAAAAAATTGAAAAACAAGCAGAAGAAAAGGTAGCGTTGTTTTCAGAGCGAAATATATATTGGAATGAAGTTGGCCAAGTCGTAAAAGGCTATAACATTGTGACCAAGGAGGTCTCCGAGAAGTGGCTTACCCACAGTAAGGTTCGCATGGCGACACCTCAAGAAGTGGCAAGGCATTACGGTAAATAAATATGATAATTCTTAGACTGCCCCCATACCCAATTGAGATTAAATACGATGTTCCTTTAGCAAGTACCAACTATTTGGTTACTATTGAAAACTCTACAAGAACAGTCAGGGCATCTGAAGTAATTCAATCTAGCGTAGCAAAAGAAGTCACTCTTACCCTTGCGGGGGACTTAATTAAATATGACCACGACTACTCTGTTGAAATTTATAAAATTAACGATGATGAAGATTCAGAAGACAATATTGTTGTTCAAGACATGCTTACAATTATACGACCGTATGTTAATCCAAATACACTAGGAACAACTGCAACAGAGATTGCAGAAGCAAAATACAATGAGAGTATTGCCAGAGCAATAGTTGATGCACTAACTACTCGTGGATTTACATTTGAAAGAAAAATTCTTGAGGTTGTTGGTCAGGGAACAGACTATATTCCTGTTTGGGGCACAATCTATAAAGTAAATCAAGTATTTGAAAATGGTAAACTTGTATACGATATTACAAATACCGTAGATGGTCCTTCTCTAGACGGATTTAGTTATGAGATTACAAAAGATAGAACTGCAATTGTAAAAGTTCCCACAGATTCAGAATACTATGAATCAAAAGATCGTTCAGAAAGAAAACCTCTTAAGTATAGAGATGCAGGCTCAGACTCATTTTACGTCTACGCCCCATACGAAAATTATGACAACATGTGGACTAATACAAAAAATACAGCAGTTGCATTTCCTGAAGGATTTGATTATATAATTGACTATGATTCTGGATACAAAGTTATTCCAAATGATATACAAGATGCAATGACAATGATAATTAATGATCTTAAATGCGGTAAAATGGATCACTACAAATCATATGTTACTGAATACGAAACAGATCAGTTTAAAATAAAATATGATCCATCTAAATTTAATGGTACTGGAAACATCTTAGTTGATATTATTCTTGATAAGTACACGACAAACTTTCGTACCCCTGGGATGCTGTGATGAATTGTGATACAACAGACTTTATGTACCCAATGCTTGCCGATGTTTATTATCCAATAATTAAGCAAAGCGAGTATGGCAAGGCTATTAAAGAATGGATCTTTGATAGAACAATTACATGCAATGCACAGTCTTTAAATCAAAAGGCAAATGAAGACACTTCTCCAGCAGTTTTTCTAGTTTCTGAAGGAAAGCTTGTTGCAAGATCAAAATCAGACATAAGAACATCTTCAAAAAACGAAAACAATAACATTACAAATATTCTTATAACAAATGTTAGGCTTCCAGGAGATAATCTAGTTTACAGAGAAACAGCAGGGCCAAGAAACGGAAGAGGAACAATATTTGAAATTGCAACTGTTGAGCCTTTTGTTGGAGGGCTTCAGAGCATCGAGTACTACCACATGGTATGGCGTAGATCTGAAAACCAGACAGTAGGCGATTAATGAGAGTTTCTATTAATGTTAAAGATTTTGAAAAAACTATTATGAATGTGGCAAATTATTCTATTGGGTTTTTAGATGGAGCAAAAAAGGGCAAAAATGTTTTTTTAAGAAATCTTGGCAAAAGTACAGTTTTAGTACTAAAGGAGTACGTTGATGCTGAAGCAAGATCAAACCCAAAAGCTTTACATCATATATACGAGTGGTATAAAACTGGTAGTCCAAGTGCTAGACTTTTTGATTTTGACTATACAGTTAGCAATCTAGGACTATCCTTTAACTCAACACTAAAGCAATCAAGTTCATTATCTCAAGGATCATCAACTCCGTTTTATAATAAAGCAAGAATAATGGAAGAAGGATTGCCAGTTACTATTTCTCCCAAAAAGGCAAAGGTGTTAGTGTTTGAATCTAACGGAGAAACCATATTTACAAGTAATGACATTAACATTGACAATCCAGGGGGAGATTATGTTGCAGGATCTTTTGAACGCATAATTGATGAATTCTTTAATGTCTACTTTAGACAGTCATTTCTTGCATCTTCTGGATTAAAATCCTACATCAATAATCCAATCCTTTATAAGAAAAATATTAAAAAGGGATCAAAGGCTGGAAAGTCTACTGGAGTTGAAACTGGATTTAGATGGATTGCAAACGCACATATTGGGGTAGAATAAGACTATGGCAACCGTTGCGGCAGAGACAGGCTTTCCACCTATTTTTATTAATAAATATGTTGTTGCCCAGCTTAAAGAATTTGGTATAGTAACTGGCATTGAGGGTATAGACCCAATCGTTCCAGTCCAGTCCACTAACCTAGATGACCTATTTGGAGAAATTACGGTAACTGGAGATGCATTTTTAATAGCATATGACAGACTAGCAAGATATAGACCAAGCTCAATGTACAGACACAAAAGAGAACAACTAGTTTATACGATCCACTCGTCTAGCGATGCCCAAGGGTTTGATATAGCTAGAATTATTTCGGCTGCCCTAGATAGGGAAGACTCAGCAGCACAAGATGTAAATAACTGGCTTATTAATAATCCAGACCAGGTTCCAGCCTTAAATGTATTTTTTCATCGTTTTAAGGTTTTTCAAATTGATGAAACAAGAGATCTTGTTGAGTTAGGATCTATAAAGTTTAATTGGCGGGGTAAGTTGATAATTGAGTATGACTACCATACCAAAGACTCTGATCTGCCACTATACACTTAAAAATGCTGTTATAATTAATACGAGGAAACAGCGCCAAACAACTTAATAACCCTATTTAGGAAAAAGAGGTGAATAAATGGCTAATTACAGTCGTGGTACATCAACCAACATTATCGTTGGTGCAGCAGCGTTATTCGTTGCAGATACAACTTTGGATGCAACATCATTAACTGCCTTTGAGTCTTCAAAGACTTTCAGAGACACACTTACTAATGATGCTGACTATACAAACGTTGGCTATACAATGAACGGTCTTGAACTGCAGTTTCAACCTGACTTCGGCGAAGTTACAGTTGACCAGATTCTTGACGTTGCAAAGCTTTACAAGCAAGGCATGCAGGTTAATCTTGCAACAGCATTTGCTGAAGCAACACTAGAAAACCTTCTACTTGCTTTGGCTTACAGCGATTCCAAGCTATCAGGAACAAAGTCATCTTCAGCAGGAAGAGCACTTGACCTTTCTGCAGGCGATATTGGCGAATGTCCAGTTGAGCGTGGTATGGTCGCAGTAGGTCCAGGAACAGGCGATTGCGTAGATTCTGCTTATGTAGAGCGTGTTTACACAGCATACCGTGCACTCTCAATTGAGAATGTTACAGTATCTGCAAAGCGTGATGAGGCTTCAATGTTTGAAGTTTCATTCCGTCTACTTCCAGAGGATGTTTCTGGTTCATACGGTAAGATCGTAGATCGTACCTGGACACCAGCTTCATAATTTAATATCAAAACGACTTAGCCCACTATGAAAATAGTGGGTTTTGTTGTTTATGTATGATAAAATTGAAGTATATGGCTACAAAAATATACAACAATAAAATAATTAGACTTATTGACGGTACAGAAATTGAGGCTATGCCCTTAAAGATAAAGTACCTTCGTGAGTTTATGGATGCTTTTCAGTTAGTTCGTAATGCTCAAGATGACGATGATGCAATTGGGTTATTGGCAGAATGTGCAAGAATAGCAATGAAACAATACTGCCCATCTATATCTAGGAGTACCGAAGACCTTGAAGATAACCTGGACATGCCAAATATATATGAGGTTTTAGATGTTGCTGGCGGCATAAAGATAAACAGTAAATCAAAAGAAACCGTAAAGGATCAAGCATCAGATAGCGGTATTACCTGGGATACACTTGATCTTGCTAAGTTGGAGTCAGAGGTTTTTTTGCTGGGTATATGGAAAGATTATTATGAACTAGAAACATCTCTTTCTATGCCAGAACTACTAGCAACCATAGAAAGCAAAAGAGAATTAGACTATGAAGAAAAGAAATTTTTAGCAGCAATTCAAGGAGTTGACCTTGAGGGAGAACAAGATAGAGGACAAAAGGAATGGGAAAATATGAAGGCTAGAGTATTTAGCCAAGGTGCAACTTCTGATGGTAATGACATACTTTCTTTCCAAGGTCCTAAAGCAGCAAGTGCAGGGTTTGGCATTAACATGGGTCTTGACTATGAAGACGTTAGAGACCCTTCCGTTATGCTATAATTGACTAAGCCTATATAGGAGGAACAAATGGCAACAAAAGTACACGAGGGGAACGAACTTACTCTGATTGATGGGACAAAGATTGAGGTTAGACCTCTTAAGATTTCTTTGCTCCGTCCGTTCATGAAGAAGTTTGAAGGAGTAGCAGCAGTAGCAGATAATAATGAAAAGTCAATGACTCTTCTTGTTGAGTGTGTTCAAATTGCTATGCAGCAGTATAAGCCAGAATTGGCAAAAGACTTGGAAGCACTTGAAGAAATTCTTGACCTTCCTACAGTCTACAAGATTGTTGAAGCAGCATCAGGTATTGAACTTGGTTCTGTGGCAAACACTCTTGCATTTGAATAACAAAACTTAAAAGAGGTGATGCATGGCTGATGTAAATGCTAATATTGGCGTAAATATTGATACGTCTGCAGCATTGGCCCAACTTAAAGGCCTACAACGTCAGATTTCGCAGTTTCATACCTCAATCGCTAAATCAAGCGAAACAGCAGCACTTGCACAAAGGGATCTGCAGAGAAACTTTCTTAATGGCGTAAATGCTATTGGATCTTTCTCTGCAGAACTCCGCAGTGTAAAAACAACTTCAGAGTCTTTTACTAATTCTCTTGAAAAGAACAAGTTCTCAATGCGAGAATACTTCCGATATGCGGGAGCATCTACAAAAACATTTGGTAAGTTATTTAAGTCAGAGTATGACACAATTGGCAAGGTAGCAGAAGATCGGGTAAAGAAACTTCAAACCCAATACATTAAGATGGGCAGAGATGCCTCTGGAGCAATGAAGGCTATTGCTATCATTCCTAATGAACTAGATATGGGCAACTTTGCAACACAGACACAATTGGCTGCACAAAAGCAAGCGCTGTTTAATCAGTTAATGAAGCAAGGCTCAACTAACCTTTTAAACTTTGGTAAGAATACACAGTGGGCTGGTCGCCAACTTATGGTTGGTTTTACCCTGCCACTTATGGCTGCTGGTTCTGCAGCTTCACAAGCTTTTATGAAAATGGAAGCACAAGCACTTAAATTTAAAAAGGTATATGGAGATTTATTTACTCCACAAGGAGAAACAAAGCAAGCCCTAGCGGACATACAGGCCCTGGGAAGAGAGTTTACTAAATACGGCATAGCGGTTTCAGATACAGTTGGCTTAGCCGCAGATGCCGCTGCAGCAGGTTTTCAAGGGGTAGACCTACAGCGTCAAACAACAGAAGCAACAAGGCTTTCCGTCCTTGGTCAACTTGATAATCAGAAGGCTCTAGAAACTACTATTTCTTTGCAGAATGCTTTTGGTATTTCTAGCGCAGAACTTGCAAACAACATTGACTTTCTTAACGCAGTAGAAAACCAAACTGTACTATCTCTTGATGACGTAACAACTGCCATTCCAAAGGTTGCTCCAGTAATAAAGCAATTGGGTGGAGACGTAAAAGATTTAGCATTCTTCTTAACAGCAATGAAAGAAGGAGGAGTAAATGCATCAGAAGGCGCTAACGCTCTAAAGTCTGGTCTTGCATCATTAATTAATCCAAGCACTAGAGCAAGAGGAATGCTCAAAGGTTTGGGTATAGATATTAATAGTATTGTAAATAACAATAAGGGAGATCTAAAGGCTACAGTAGTTGGATTTGCTCAAGCACTTGATACGCTTGCACCTCTTGAAAGAGCACGAGCAATTGAACAAATGTTTGGTAAGTTCCAGTTTGCTCGTTTGTCTGCTTTGTTCCAAAACGTTACTAAAGATGGAACCCAGGCATCTAGAGTGCTTACTTTAGCAGGATCTTCAGTACAAGAACTTGCAGCGCTATCTGATAAAGAATTAGGAATGACTGCAGAATCTGCAATGAATAAGTTTAAAAAATCTGTTGAAGATTTAAAGTTTGCACTTGTTCCAGTTGGAGAAGCATTCTTAAAGGCTGTCACCCCTGTCATTGAATTTATATCTGGAATAGCACAAAAATTTGCGAACTTGTCTGAGGGAACTAAAAAAGCAATAACAATTATGGTTACAGTAGTTGGTGGCCTTGGTCCAGTATTACTTATGACATTTGGTCTGCTTGCCAACGGCGTTGCTAATATAATTAAATTATTTTTAACGCTTCGTAGTGGATATCAAAACTTAACAGGCCAGTCAAAAAATCTTGGTGAACAAACCCAGTATATGACAAGTGAGCAGTTAGATGCTGCTGCTGCAGCACACTCACTTAATCAATCACATGCAAGACTTACTCAGCAGTTTACAGCAGAAACAGAAGCACTAAAAAAACTTATAGTTGAATATCGTAATGCCGCTGCTGCAGGTGCAGGATTTGCTACCCGTAATCCTGGAATGATGAATCCACCAAGAAGAAAAATGGTAGATGGAGGAATACTTTCTGGCCCAGGAACTGGAAGATCAGACTCTATTCCAATCATGGCTTCAAATGGTGAAGCAATTATTTCAGCTAAAAATGTAGAAAAATATCCAGAGTTAACAGCAGGACTTGTTGCTGGAAATATTCCTGGATTTAAAAATGGAAGACTGCCAATATTTGCAGAAAATGCAATTAGATTCCAAAACCCTACACAAAATATGTCACAGCAGGCGGGACAAACAAATCTTGCTTCAGTGTTATCAGTTTTATCTGCAAGAGTTGGAGAATCAAGAGGAATAGCTCCAACACAAAACGCTGTAATTTCTGGTAAATTTGACCCTATTACAGAAGAATATACCTCTGTTACTCAAAAATTTGTTGACAATGTAAACTTAGAATATGACACAACATTTAAAGATATAAAAGACACCAATGAAAGATTTTCTCAGTCTTGGACAAAAGCAGGAAAAGCTGTAGAAAAAGAAGTTAACGGAATAGCATCTGATGCAGAAAGAGGCGCAGTAAGAAAAGTATTTGGACTAGATCCAGATGTTTATGGAACAATTCCTACTGAACCACGAAAAGCTGGAGGAACAACTCCAGAGCGTGGAAGAAAAGGCGCTTTTAAATCTAAATTATTTGGAACTAGGTCATATACACAAATAAGACCAGCAATGAAAAATATTTATGAAAGAATTACCAAGACTCCAGGCTCTGCAAAAGATCTACAGCTTGGTCACGTATATAAGCCACAAATGACTGATATCGCTACACTACAGGCCAATCCGATGGCATCAGGATCTGTTGCAAAGGCTGCAAAGGTTATGAATGGCCAAGCACAAGAAATTGCAGATGGAGCAATTAAGTCTACTGCTAAAGCAGCAGGTACAGCATCTCCTTCTAAAAAGACAATTCCTATCGGTGAAGATATTGCCCGTGGTCTTGAAGTTGGAATGAAAAAGCGTAGAAAAAATGTTAAAACACAAGCAGAGCAATTAAGTTCAACAGCAGTAGATGGCACCAGAGCGGGAGCAAGAAGAGCAGCAAGAAGAGCAGCATCAAGACCACAAGGCCCAGCACCAATTGGTCCTATAATTCCTCCAGGTACAAAAGAATTATCAATAATAGCCAGACCAAAAGAACAAAAGCCTCCAGCAGCAGAAAAGCCCAGTGGCCGTATGGCGAAGGTTGGGGGCCTTGGTACAGGAGTTGGCCTATTAGGTGCTAACATGGCTCTAAGTGCCCTTCCAGACTTTGCTGGCAAGGGAATTATCCAGTCCACTATGACTGGCGCTAATATGGGTATGCTATTTGGTCCATGGGGGATTGCTGCTGGTGCAGCAATAGGATTAGTTACATCTGCATTTGTTACTCTTATTGCAAAACAAAAAGAACACGAAGCAACCGTAAGAGCAACCTTTACTGCAAGCACTGAAATAGTTAAAATGTTTGGTGATGCTGTTTTGGATACCAGCATAAAAATAACAAATATCACTAATAGCTCAACAGGTCTTGGGCAGTCTCTTGGTGGACTTACTCCAGAAATTCAAGCAATGGTTGATGCAATTAAAGCATTACCAGAAGACAATCCGTTGGCTAAGTTTGTTAAAAATATATCTTCAAGTAATTCTGACCTACAAAGTGTTACAGGGTCAATTAGGTCACAGGTAACTGCATTAATTTCAACTGGAGGACTAGATCCAAAAAATGCAGAAAAAACTGTTCTGGCTTTATTAAGCGCTGCAAACAGAACAAGAGATTTTGGTGCTGTGTGGAGTGCTATATCTAAAGATGTTGTTGATGCCCAAACTGCAACTACAGTAGGACTAAATAAGTTAAATTCTATGGTTGATAAAACTTCAGATGTATGGGCTGAATATATAGACGGTACTGAAAAAGTTGAAAAAACATATAAAGCTATGACACCGCTACAAAGAGCGCTTGCAGATCAGTTATCAAGTATATTTGCTATAACTAGTAATGGGTCTTTATCTTTTGAGCAAATGAAACAAAGAATAGATGGTCTTAATGCTTCAACAGTAAGTGCAGAAGTTGGTGTTATAGCCCTTACTGCTGCTATTAATAATAGTGGAAATTCCGATGCAATAGCAAGAATTAACAAGATTAAAGAAATGTATAAGGCAACAGGAATTCAGGCAGAACTTACTGCTGGACAAATATTATTGGCAAATGCAGTAATGCAATTTGCAACTCCTGGAGATGTTTCCGAGTATGCAAAGAAAAAAGATAATAATCTTTCAAAAGTACCATCCAACCTAACAGGTCTGGGAGCAACTTATTTTGATAAAGTTTTAGAATATGCAAATTCTCCTGAGTTTAAAAAGAAATATAATGATCTTCAAAAAGCAATTGCTAGAGCTTCAGGAACAATTACTGGAGAAGAAACAGGAGTAAAAGGAACAGATATTCTTACTAAGCAATCAAAACTTGTCATTGCTAATCTACAAAAAGAACTTGATGCTTTAAAATCTAAAAGAGATGTTATTAATGAAACAAACGATTTACTTAAAAGACAATATGATCATCAACAAAAATTAATGCAATTACAGAAAGATGCAACTCAGGCAAAAATGTCTGGAGATTACATTGGCGCTGCTATTATAGAGCAGCAAAAACTATTTCAAGTATCAGAATTTAATAGAGAAACAGACGCTGATAAGCTTAATAAAGCAATAACAAAATTAGAAAATGTAATATCTGCAATGACTTCAAACATTAAAGTTACTAATGCCAAGACAGCGCTAGATGCAGCAAAAAAGAAGTTAGCAGGAGGCGGACTTATTAAGGGTCCAGGAACTGGAACCTCTGATTCTATCCTTGGAATGGTTGCTCCTGGCTTTGCGGATGGTGGAATGCCGATAAGAGTTTCTAATGGTGAATATATAATTAAAGCGGACACCGTTCAAAAATATGGAATTAATTTTATGGATAATTTAAATGCACAAAAATTTGCAGGCGGAGGACAAGTAAAGCCTATTGATTGGCAAGTAATGTCTGATACTCCTACGGAAATGTCTTATACCCCACCACCTAAAATAATTCCAAAGCCAAAAAAGAAACAGCCTATGAAGGACACCTTTGATGGACAACCAGATATGTGGCGTGGGTATCCATATTATGGTGATGATATGGGTATTCCTCATAGTCCATATAACTTCCTTGATTGGTTTAAAAAGATTAGGCCAAAATATGGAACATGGAAAAAGTCAGAAACTTTTAATGCTGCAAATGGTGGAATTGTAAAAAATGGTTTAATGCAAAAGTGGGCTAGATCATTAACTGGAAACCCTCTTTCAGAAATGATGGGTACAGCAGCACTACTTAGAAAAATTTCTGGAACTGGCAAAAAAGGAGATGCTCTTTCAGCAGCAATGCTGCCAGCAAGTTTTGCGGGAATGGGAATCGGATCAAAGATTGCAAATTCTGGCGGACTAATGAAATCTTTGTTTGCACTTCCCAACAAAATTAATCAAATGAAAAATCAAGCAAAAGTTAACTCAATGATAAAGGGTGGAATGTGGCATGGCTCACAGCCACAGGGATTCCGTGGAGAAGAATATTTACAAGGAACAAATATCTTAGAGGGTGCAGAATCATATGATTCATTCTATGGTATGGGATTCTTTGGAACATCATCTAAATCAGAGGCAGACCTTTATGCATCGGGATATAACTCTTTAAATAACTGGGGAGAATCATCTGGCTCTATGAACCAAATTGTAGGATCCCCAAAGGGTAAGTATGTAGATTTTACTAGAGGAACAAATTCTCTTAAGTGGCAAGATTATTCATTGGCCAAAGCTTTGGGTGTTAAAAAGAATGGCTATATAGGATCTTACATGAAAGAAAATCTAGGAGATCTTATGTCAGCCGAAGGCATGACAGGCGCTATAATGAATAGAATTAATGCTGGAAAAGTTCCTGGAGATATAGCGGATGCAAAGTGGCTATCATGGAATAACCCTGCTGGAGTAATAACAAAAGAAAAATTTGCAAATGGCGGAATGGTTGGAAATCAGTACAGCATTCCTTCCTACAATACTGGAATAGATTATGTACCTGCTGACACCCTTGCAATGATTCACAAGGGTGAACGTGTATTAACAGCAGAAGACAATAAGAAATATTCTCAGGGAACAACCATTAATAATAATATAGTTATTAACGGAACTGACCTAAATAAAAAAGAAATTGCAGACGAAGTTATGGTAAGATTAGATACAGTACAAAAAAGAAACAACAAGAGCAATAAGGTAGGAATATGACAAATTATCCAATTTCTGCGGGAATTCAATTATCTCTAGATAATAGTACTTGGTACAAAATTACTGATCATAACAGACAACCACTAGAGTATAACCCAGAACTTATTGAGTCTTCATCACGCATGGCTAATGGTAAAATGCGTAAATACGTTATTGCTAAAAAAGAAAAAATTTCTACGTCTTGGGACTATGTACCTTCAAAGACTTCAGAGTGTGTTGATGGCAATCATGGCCCAGCTTGGCTTGAATCTTTTTACAAAGCTAATGTTGGTATTCCCATTTACCTAAAGGTTATTACTTCAGAAATTACTGTAGATCCAGCAACTGGGTCGGTTCCAGACAATTTTTATTTTCAATCAGCCTTAAATGGTTCAAAGGTCTATAGTGTTTTTATAACTAACTTTTCAAAAACAATTAACAATAGAACAAAGTTGTCAGACTATGTAGACATGAATATTGAATTTACGGAAATATAATGCTAGATAATATAAGTAATACTGTTTTTTTAGAGTCCGAATCTATATCTTTAGTACCAGTGGTGTCTGCAGAATGGAATCAAAATCTTTTTAATCCTCCACATATAACTGTTGCAGGAGATGGTTCTGCAATATCATCAACTTTAACTAGTGGAACCGTTTCCTCCGTAACCACTGGAGGAAAAGAAAATTTTACAACTAAAAGTTTTACAATGGCAGATGGATTGGGATCCGTTAAATATACTGCAACAGGATTAAATGGGGATGCCTATAAAGTTGTTACCTACATTAAAACAAATAGTTCATTACCTTTGTTAATTAATATCTCCGTAAGAGGAACAGAGCTTCAATATGGGTCAAGCCAAGAAGAAGTAAGTTCGTTGGGCTGGACAAAAATTGTTACATATGCGGGTAGTTATGGAGATACCTTTTCACAATTAGATTATACAATAAGTGCAAATAGTCTAAGTGGATCAGATACCGACACAGCAGTCGTAATGTTTACCCTTCCTCAAATATATGAGACAACATATTTTAACTACCAAAATAATTCCTTATGGCCAACAGAAGAACCTTTTACTAATTTTAGACCAGGAGAATCATACGTTTCAACTGGCAATAATATATTCTCTTTCCCCTCATCATATAGAAAAATAAACAATTACGATACAGCAAGCGCTGGACCATTCTATTCCCCAATCACTTCAATTACCCAAAACCCATCAACCATTCTGGGTACAGGAAATGTTCCAGCATTAAAAAATGCACTAGCAAGCAGTGTTTCATCATTTAAATATTTTGTGTCTGATGAAACTAGTAGGACAATATCTGCAATATATGAAAAAAATATTTATGTTAATAAGTTAGTTATTAAACTTAATACAATAGTCACAAGACCATCAATCAATATTTATTTAAATGGATCAATAATATCTGTTGATGGATCTAATACAATTCAAATGCCAGTTAATTCTGAAAACGTATGCACAGGAATGCTTGTCTTGTACTGGAGTGGTTCTTCTTGGACAAAGACAAAATGGAACTCTTCTCAACTCCCAGTATTCACGGATTCTGGATCATTGACAACATATACAACGATTAATAAGATTACAGTGTCTCAGGTTAGCCAAACAACAAACTCAGCATTTTCAGGTTATACGTCAAGTAATGATTTTTTAAATGATGTAAATAGAATGCACGTTGTAGAAATTTCACCAAGACTTGAAATAGATTTGTCAAATTTTGTTCAGGATATGTCAGTTGATAAATCTTTAGACTCTAAATCTACCAATCTACCAATATCAGGAATAAATGCTAATACTGCTTCTGTTAATTTATCGGGGATTCCAGTTGTTAGCCAGGATAACATTATACCTATATTCTCTAGTCAAAATAATAACTATCCAACAGTATTGTCAGGAATGCTAAAAAAAGGAATAAAGCTATATCTTGGATACAAAGTATCGGATTTTTCTATTCAGTCTTTAGGACCTACATCAGGACTATCCACATATATTCCAGCGGGAATTTTTTACTCCGACAACTGGGATGAAACAGATATTTCATCCATATCAATCCAAGGATATGACATTATAAGATATATGCAAGCAGTCCCAGCCTCTGACTATGTGGTAAACGGAAAAACATCCTTTGACACCATATCAGACATTCTAGAACTATCTGGATTTACCGATTATGATTACAACTCTTTATATAGTGTGTGCAATAACAAAGCAATGCCTTTTGATCTTTACTACTATTCTGTGTACTCCAAAGATACAACAGTAATTGGTTTTATGAATGAGACATTAATTCCATATCAAATTGCTGCATATGTAGATGAATACGGAATAATTAAATTTAAAAGCTTGCATGATATCCTAACATCAACAACTCACGTAATGGATATTTCAGACGACAACATTATTCAAGGAGGATACGCAGTATCAAATAAAAGCAAGCCAGGAAAGATTTCAATAAAATATACACAACCAAAAATTAAACAGTCACCTTCACTAAAAAATGTTCAGTCTACTGCAGTTGCTAATTCAGCATCATCTATATATGTAGCATCTAATGATATCCTATGGGAACAACAAAAAACAGATGCTCTTGGTTTTAATTATGTTGATCAAGGCATAGGCCTGCAATCAACAACCTTAAATCTAAATAAAACCGATTTAACGAATATTTTTTATTCATATAATACTGATTCAAATGGTTACGCTATTGTAGAAAATGAGGTAGTTTCTTTTGAATATAAAGAGCATAAACTTTCAACTACAAAAGCAAACGTTCTTGTAGAAGAGTATGTGTCCATTAAAAACAATCTAGAATTACAATCAGAAATAAATAAGTTCATAAAAAAGCATCAAATTTCTTTAAGATACTCTACTGCAAATATTACAAATGCTGTAGGGGATGGAAATTTAATTACCTATACAGCAAATAATACCTTTAAAGAATATGATTATGTATCTGTTACTGGAGTGTTACCAGCAAACTATAATATTACTGGATATGTTTATCAAAGAACTTCAACATCATTTAAAATTAAAAGCCCAGTAAAGGGAACCTTTGTATCTGGCGGCACAGCAGTTGCAAATGGTGGCTACGACATAACGGTTTCTCCTACTGGAAATATAACAAATGTTAAGCGTGGACTATTTGGGACCAGCGCCTCTGAACACAAAAGAATAACAACTCTTGCTAGCAAAGACTTAAAGGCTACTTTTAACACATCTGGTGCATCTGCTCAATCTTCAGCAACAATTATAAATACTAATGCTGAAGACAGCGCCTTACCAAGTATAGACAAAATTAAATGCTTTAATCTATCAGGTAAGGAAATGTTAATTTATCCAGATACCCACTTTGATCCAGGATACCAAACTTACTCTGTTAAATTTGAGTTACCAGAAAATGACACAACAGAAGCAGGACTATTTTATAATTGGGACAGAGAAGCCTTTGATACTCCTAGGGAAGATGAAGAATCACTGTCTGTTTCCCTTGTCAGATATAATAAAACTAATCCACTAACTGAATTTGCATATAGTCCACCAAGGTATGAGTATCTTATTAGAATTGACCAACAAAATATTAATACAGTAGCCTACGCTAACGTAACTGGAGAATGTA